CGCCAGCATCGTGTACAACAATGCCGCCCTGCGCCAGTGACAGAATCTTGATGTCATTGGTGGAGGTTGCAGGAGTTTCACGCAGTGCAGGAGCGTCAGTTACAACGATGCGCTTGCCCAGAATCTCAACAACTGTCACGTTGCCAGCTTGGAACAGCTCTGCACCGTTTGTCAGGTTCTGGCTGATCAGCTTGTGGTACATAGTACCGTCCATCACATCACACACTAGCAACTGGCTTGAGTCGCCAAACAGTGCGTGTGAGTTGTTGATGTCGCTGTAGGTCAGATCACGGCCAGTGCCAATGTCATTCGTGACCGTTGCGCCAAGGTTCTCCATTGCAGCGATTGCTGATGCAATACCAGCGTTCAGCATGTCTTTCAACATTGCTTCTGCCATGTTGCGAGAGATAACTTCGACAGCAATAGTCGGGTTATCACCGACCCAACGCAGTTGTGAAGGCTCCCACTCAATTGGACCAAAGCCGCCAGCAACCTTTGCAGTCACATGCTCAAGCTGTGCAAGCTGAGTGCTTGATGCGCTAGTGTTGGTGGCGTAGCGATCTACACGGCGTTGTGCGCTGTGCAGGCTGGAGAACATTGACTTCAGGAAGAAGTCGCCGTCAAAGCCTTGCGTAGACAACTGGATGCCGCCGTTGCTGGCTGCGTTAAATTTCTCGACCATTTGGGCAACAGTTTCAATCGTTGCTTCACGGACGTATTCGTTAAACACTTTCATGTTGGTTAGAGCCATGATAATTACCTCTTAGGTTATGGCGTTAAGTCAGGGAATTTTGTGGCGAAATATGCTGCTCGTTCTGCTGGTGAGCCATCAATTCTGCCTTTTGTCGAGGCAGCCCCGCCGCCATTTCCACCAGTGGCTCCACCACCAGAGTTTGCAGGAGCTTGGACAAAATGCTTGCCTTCGTCACCCGCTGCCCATTCCTTCACATAGTCTGAAAGGGCTTTATCACCGATCTTGGCAATTCGCGCATCACCTTCAACAACGATTTGCACATTTTCCTTCAACATCGCCTGTACTGCTTTTAGGTGTGTTGGGTTTGTCACTCCAGCCTTAGACAGCTCTGCTGTTAGGCCGTTTTGTATCAAAAGCTGACGAGTGTATTTCGACTCTGAGTCTAGAGCATTTGTTGTCGCTTCAAAATTCTTGGTCAAATCTTTGTATTGCTTTTGCAGTGTTGCGTTATCAGTTTGCGCCTTTTCCAGCGCAGACTCTAAACGCTCAACTTCTGCTGGATCAACGGATTTGCCGTTGCGCTCGTTTCTCTTTAAGTCTGCCAATAATTGCTTGTTATGGTTCTTTAAGCCTTCAGTAGCAGTAGCTACCGCCTCGTCAACTATTGCTTTTATTTCTGGTGTTATTTCCATCGTTTGACCCCTGGTCATGGCCTCTGGCCTTAGTTGTTTCTCTCTTTAAGCTGTGCAATCGTTAATGGCCTACCTCGACCATTGACTAAATCGTTCAGCGTTATCTCACCCTTACGATACATCTCTGCGCGACCTTTGCCAAGTATATCATCTTGACGATCTTGCGTCTGCCGTGATAGCCAGCCTTCAAATGTCAGTGAAGCCTTGACCTGTCCTGTCTCTGACGCTCTTGTTCCACCAGGCTCGCCATCTAAGACTACCGGAATCAATAAGCACCGGCAGTTAAAGTGCAGCGGATAACTGGGCATTGGCGAACTATGACCGCCATAGGGTTTGCCAGACTTCTCCCACTCTTTACCATCTAATGGCGCACAGACTAAACAAGTGCGCGAATCAAGTGTTGCTACAGCCCTATAACGCAGGACGATGTCATCATTGTCCTCCATTACCTTCATGCGAGCATCGTTGGCAATGGTCGCTGTTGATGTCTGCACCAGTGCTGCTGCGTTGCTGCGCGATACATCCATTACTTGACGCACACGGTTTATGATCTGCGCGTTAGTCTCAGCCCCTGCGATACCTTGCCTGACCGCTGCTGCAAACTTAAATTGTACATCAGCAGACTGCTTTGCCCAAAACGCACCTTGTGTTGCGCCCTGAATAACAGCATCTGTTGCTATTTTATCCAAAACTGTTGCAGATGCCAAAACAGCGTCTCTTGCAATAGATGACGCGGTTACTTGTGCTGCGACCTTTGCAATCTCATCTGTATCTGATATTGACTGAATTGCGATACGGTCATAATACTTTTCTATCAGTTCACGGGCTTCTTTCAACTGCTTGTTTGCCCTTGCCCTGCCCCACTCGGTCATCTGGCCTGCAAGTTTGCCGACCAACTCACGTTCTAACTGGCGCAGAATGCGGATTACGTCTCGGCTGACGCCTTCAGATGCTCTGAAAATGTCCAGCTGCAACGCAACTGCCGCATCAAATTGTTTGTTCATCAATCAATCCGCTGGCTGTTTATCCGTTCCTGCTCCACTTCAAACGTGACACCTTGAGCTATGATTTCACCATCTTGCAAGTTATCAAACAAGGTCTGGTTAGAAATCGCGCCTGACTGCCATGAGCCAATAAGCGCAGTTAATTCTTGTGCTGACATTCTGATTGGCATAAAGTCATTATTTAAGGTGTAGGCAACATCACCAGTTAAGCCTGCCCATCTTAAAAAGGTTGTCAGCGCGTTAGTGATGGTGATGTTAATCACCTGAGACATTGCCGCCAGTTGCGACTGTTCTCCCGCTTGCCTTGTCTTTTGAGTTTCTGACGACTCAACTGATGATTTCTGGCCTTCCAGCATTCTTGCGCCAAGCACTGCCATCTGTGATTTTTTATCTTCAAGGTTTGTTCGCAAAGCAGGAAAGTCGCCTGTTGTTTCAACGTAGAATGCTTTTGCCATAGGGTCAGGCAGGCAGTTTGCTGATGTTCCACCCAATGTGATAGGCGGGTCACCTTCTTCCCTTCTGTGACCAGTGATGAACAAAGTTGGTAAGCCTGAGAAGTGACAAGCGTGTTCATAATCAGATGTGACCATGTAGTGCGCCAAATTCATATCAACCAAGTCTAGCAGTGGTGGTGAGCTTACTGCTGGGCTGATGGAATCAACGCCAGCAAAGTAAAAAGGTATTCTTCGCAGTGGTTGGTTGTTCATCAGCGGATATAAATCCTCTCCAACTTGATTATCAGCGTTATCAACTCGCTGATAGAGTCGTTGCCTGTAACCTTTAGGTGTAAGGTCAAGCACCCTGAACACTGTCTGCGCTTCGTGTGAATACTCGTTTTCAGGCATTGGTGCTTCTTCTTGCAGCACTACAAGTGTCAGCACTTCAGAGCCTGCAATGCGGGTTGTGCGCCAGTTGATTATTGCTTTTTCAGTGTAGTGAGCCATGAGAGGTTGCCCACCCAGCAGTTCTGCGCCAGCGCGAGTAAATCCACCAGGGTTTTCAATTTGCGGGTAGTCAACCAAGATACCGCTGCGACCAGTCTTTAAAACTCGCTCGAATACACCTTGAACAAAAACATCCAGTGGAGTACCGGCCAAATCGACATTATTAATAAAACGTTCTGCACCTTCTGGCGCAACAATGTTTGCTGGCTTGCGAAAGACCATGCCCTTCAGACCAGAGATTGTTCGCCAGGTAGCGTTGAAGAATGGAGTTCTTTTCAGCCTTGTCTCGTAGTCGTTTTGCTCTTCAAAGCGCAATCTTGGCAGATAAGCAGTATTTTTCTCATGGATTTTATACTGGCCTTCTGAGGCATCAATGCACCGATCCCATAAAGGCAGGTTCTTTTCATAGCCTGGGTTTGGCGTAGATACGCCGGAATAGTTCTTGGTGATCATATACCTGCAATCCTCGCCTGTGATATTGGGCGAACCAGTGGGAATCTCCTGTGCAGGAAATAACCCATTGAATCTGTGTAGTCATCAATGGACGGGTGATCGTTGTATTTCTCCGGTTCACCCTTCGCATCGTAGCCTTGCGACTCAAGCGCATCGGTCAGCATTGGGCATCTGTCAGTGTTAATACTGATGCGGTCATGTGCGAACAAAGCGTTGACAGCGTTAATTCTATCACGAATTGCCGGATTTGCATTAGGGGCGTCCACACGGTAGCCAGCCTGCTCAATTATCTGGATATCAGACTGGCTCGCATTGGTTCTGCCAGCCCTGCCTGATGCGTCTGGGTAGACAGTTATCATCCTGCCGCCTTGCCTGTAGCGATCTAGCCTGTTGCAGATGTCGCGGGTATCGTAGGCCACAAACTCATCAACTGCTACGGGTTTATTGTTCTCAATCAGCCAAAGGTTAGCAGCGCAGCCGCCAATGTTAAAATCCAGCCCGACATAGATTGCTCTGTCATCTGCTGTCAAAACCCTTGTTGTGTGATGCTTTTGCCGGTCAAAAAAGTGATACACCTTGTTCTGGCTTAGACTGACAAAATCGCCGTTAAGGTACATCTCTGCGAGCAGCGGGTCGTAGTTTTTGCGAATATCCTCAATGTACTTTTCTGGCAAGTAAATATTTGATGATGTTGCTGCTTTGATTAGATGATAGCCCTCTTGTGCTTTTTTGACCCACTTTTGATAAGTAAAGCCGCTAAAGCCCTGATCTGGTGTAGTTACGTTGCCCATCGTGTTCTGTTGGCCGCAGTTCTGCCGGTTGCGCTCTGCTGCCTTGCGCCAGACTTCTTCAGCCTTGTCCTTTGGCAGTGTGTCCAGCTCGTCAACGATGCTGTGTGCAACCTCATAAGCCACAATTCTGCTTGGCTTGTCATAGCTGCGAAAGATCATCTTGCCGTAGCCTTTGATCTTTATCGTGTAACTGGAATTGTTGATTGTGTGCTTAAGGCCAAGCTCTGAAATGATTTTTTGTGCGCCTGGCATTGCTCTTAGTTTCAGCAAGTCATAAGTCGGCATGTAATAGGCTGTGTCGATGCCTGGTGTTTGCAGCATTTTCAGCAGGTTTCTGACTATGCCAGCTTGTGTTTTTCCTGCACCAAGTCCGGCCACCATAGCTGGATAAGGCTGTTCGCAGAAAACAAACTCTTCCTGAGGTTCAGACAGGCTTAGTCGCACGGACTATCTCAATCACGCGGTCAATGTCACCCTTGTCGGCTAATTCGTCACCTTCACGGAAACCCATCTGCGTTTTTGCCCAGAACATCGAGCCGCGCAGACAGTCGGCATAGCTTGCACCCTTTGCCATTGCATCGCCTGATGCCGCCTCAAACAGGAATCGGCGTACTTTCGCATTAGCTTTGACCTTTGCGCTGTCCAGCTCTGCCCTGTAGTGCTTTCTCAGCGTCTTTGCATCAATGCCAATATAAACGCTTATCTCATCCTGTGGGACACCATAGGCGCACAGTGCAGAGACTTCGGCGCGGGTCTTGTCGTCTGGGATGTGTTCAGGGGAGCCTGGCATTGGTTAGCTCCTCAAAGGTCTCGCCGGTAGCCTCAAGGGTTGCCTGCTTTCCGGTGAAGTCTTGCCAGCGTTTGATGATTACATCGCAGTATTTTGGGTCGAGTTCCATTAGGCGGCAGTCGCGGTTTGTTTTTTCGCAAGCGATTAGAGTGGAGCCGCTGCCACCGAAAATATCCAGCACTTTTGCCCCAGTTATAGTTGTCTTGTCAATCGCCTCTTCTGCGAGTGCTACTGGTTTTTGTGTCGGATGCAGGTATTCTGTAGCTCCATCCTTGCCAACCCTCCAGACGCTACCAATACGCTTACCTGTTAACTGTGCGCCTCGATGCCATACTAAGGCTGTCTCGTAGTCGGTAAGGAATGTCTTTTTCAGGTCGCCAATACCGCCGCCAGGTTTATGCCAGATAACCTGGTTTGACGGGTAGCCGAAAGACTCGAACTGATCTATCCACTTGGTCAGCACTTTCCAGCTTGTCCAGACAAATACCCACCCGTTAGAGCAAGCATGAATTACCGGAGCAATATCAAGGAACACATCATCATTTTTCAAAACGCCAAACTTGGCTGACTTAACGCGGTAATTAGACTGGTAGCTGACCCCATAAGGCGGGTCAGTAAACACCATATCCGCCTTCTGCCCATCCATCAGCTTTTCAACCGCATCAATGCTGGTCGAGTCCCCACACATCAACCGATGACGCCCAAGCAGCCACACATCGCCCTCTACGGTAACAGGCGTGACTGGCGTCTCCGGCACAGCGTCCTCATCAGTAAGCCCTGGCGGTATCTCCTCAATCTGCAACGCCCCGATCTCATCCAGGGAGAAGCCCGTCAAGTCCAGATCAAACCCATCCTCGGTAAGCTCGGCAAACTCCACCCTGAGCATCTCATCATCCCAGCCAGCATTCAGTGCCAGCTTGTTGTCAGCAATGATGTACGCCCTGCGCTGTGCGTCTGTTAAGTGACTTGCCTCAACGGCTGGCAGCTCTGTCATGCCGAGTTTCTTTGCAGCCATGACGCGACCATGACCGGCAATGATGCCGTTCTCACCGTCTACAATGACTGGGTTCAGGAAGCCAAACTCTTTGATTGATGCCGCTATCTGAGTGATCTGCTCATCAGAGTGAGTGCGGCTGTTTCTTGCATACGGTATCAGATCAGCGACCTGTGCAGTTTTAATAGACGGGAACTTACTTTCGTTCATATTGACCCCTGGTCGTTATGATGCCCCCACAGGGAGCGATACAACGTATCTTATCACAGTTACTTCTTTTTGCGTCTAGCCTTCTCGGCAGCACTTATTGCTATGGCAACAGCCTGCTTTTGAGACTTGCCAGCCTTAAGCTCTGTCTTGATGTTGGATTCTATTGTCTTTTTACCGTAACCAGTTTTCAGCGGCATGTTATGTCCATTTTACCTTTGAAGACCACCAGGCCGCAGACAATTTGCCTTTGGCTATGTTCGCAGCATGTCGAGCCTTAAAGGCTGCTCGTCTGGCTGCATCTGCCTTGCTTTCACCTTCACGCTTGGGTGAGCCGCTAACACCCTGTTGACCAAAACGGATTGTCTTGATCTGATCTCCTTCTTTCGCCACTACAACATGAGACTTTGTCGGGTGATTAGGTGTTCTTTTGGGTTTGTTGAAGCCTTCAACACCTGCTCGCTTGATTCTTGGGTCTTTTTCAGCCATCGCATCACCTTAAAAATGCCCCATGTTTCAGAGGCATTTTATTTCATATTGCTATTGATTGCACCCGTGAATTTATATACTCGCGTATCTCAAGCGCATGTTTCTTACAGCCTTCTGCCATTTTATCGTACTCAGCAGCCCTAGCCTCAAGCTCCGCATCAGTCATTTGTGCTACTGGCACAATCTCGCGCCCGTCCCCGCGTTCAATAGGATAGGCTTTTTGCAAGTGTTCAAAGCCGTCCATTACAATCTGGCCGCTTTCTGTCTGGTCTGGTGTCTCGTATTTTTTTATGCATCGCTTGACCAGATCGGCAATATAAAACTTTGCGGTAATCAAATAAAAATCTACATCACGGCCTTCGATTTCTGAAAATGTGTCAATAATTTCCTTTGTTGCCCACTGCATGTTAACCACCTGACCAGCGTCAATCTTATCTGCTACCAATCGGGCTATCAGGTTTTGTATGTCCTTAATGTCTTTAAACGTCATATTTATATCCTCGTCATTATTGAATCATGGATTGCGTCTATTGCGTTTATGGCAGCGCGGAGCCTGCTGCGCTCTGTGTCGGTTAGTATTGCGGTAATGCCTTGCACATCGTATGCCTTGCAGTCTCTGGCATAAGACTCAATACCGCCAACAAAATGCATCGCTTTGTTAAAGTGACTAGGGTCGCGCCCTTTTAAGTCTATAAGCTGTTTTTTTGTTCCCATCTCAGCAAGTTTAGTTATGGTTGGCGGCGTGTCAGATTCAATCATTTTGGTAAACTGTTGCTCTGGTAAAGCGGCCACGCGTGTTGCCTGCATTTGCTGATGTTTTGACATTCCAGCTTGCTGAGCCATTTCTGCCCTAGAGTGAAAGGTGTGTACGCCCATACCTTTCACCTGTTCGTGCTGGTTGTTCTTGCCTGTTGCTGGCTCTATCTGCCTGAGCAATTCCCCGCAACGCCTGATAGCCCTTGCCTGTATTCTTTCGGCATATTTCCTCAAGCTATCGTCATCGCTCATCTTGGCATAACTAGCCATTGCTGCGGCCTTGTCTGACCAGTCTTTGCACTCGTCAATGCTGCTGCACTCAGCAAGTGCTGTTTTTGCTCGCTCGTATGTTTCTGGGAGTTGTGCATTAGCAACTGATGGTAACTGCGCGTGATCTATCATGCACCACCTGCCTTTTTAGCCAGGTAAGCGTCAATGTCTGCAATCTTGTAACCGCAGACGCGATGCGAAAACTTAATTTTTGGTGGAAAGTCTGGGTCTGTGTTGCCCAGCCGCCATAGGGTTGTAATGCTGAAACCCATATACGCGGCTGCATCTGCGAGCCTTAATATTGATGGGGAAACAGTTTGCTTTTGTTTCATATTATTATCCTGTGTTGTTTATTACAGCGCATATCATAACAATTTTATGTAGTGCCATGCCATGCTTTTGCTGTTTTAAAGGCAAAAAAAAAGCCTCGGCTTGTTCACGAGGCTAATAGGAGCTGACACACAACAGCCCACCAGTCGGATAAGGCTGGCCTCCTGATTGTACCGCTTTAAGCAAAAAGCTGCATCATAGATTTACCTTATCAATATCATGCTTACCCATTTAAACGATTGTGCAATATTATATTGCAGTGCAATACAGTTATGCTATTGTACTCACATCGGCGGCATCCAGCGGCCAGAGGAAACGGAAAATGAAAAAAGCAAAACAGACACCAGAGCAAATAGCACTCCAAATAGCACTCTTAAAAGTGCTTGAGGTCGCTGGATGCTCTATTGCTAATGCTGACCACATTATGACAGCGGCCATTGCTTTAGACATGGAGCCTTGGTTTGTAGAAGGCGCATACTTTGATTACCTTGATGCAAACGAAAGAATAGCCGCTAAAGGCTAACCAACCACGGCCACGGACGGCCATTAACACAGAGGATAAGAAAATGGAAATAGGAATGACAGCTTTTGACAAGTCTTACATAGTTGACCGTATTGCGGCTGACCTTGACGCTTGGATTTGTCACCTTGATTACTTCTCAACCGTTAACGGCGGTAGCCCTGATCGAAAGCAGGTCGCTATCTGCGAGGCAAAAATTGCAGAGCTTAATGCTGATCTTGAAAAATACAGCTTTTAATCAATTAAGGCCACGGACGGCCACACACTGAGGATAAACCATGAACGATAAAGCAATGAGCGCAACCAGTTTAAGAATGCCTGATGGCCTGCTCAGGCAGCTTACCAAAGCAGCTCATAAGTGTGAGGTCAGCAGGACTGAGTACATCAACCAAGCTCTATTAGAGGCAGTTAACAAGACTTTAGGTATTAAAAATGATACCTCAACATGATGCTAGGCAGGTTGCTAAATGTCTTTTGTGTGATGAGCTATTTAAAAAGCTCTCAGCTATTGATGATTGCTGGCACAGTAATTTAAATGATGATGAAGCAATTAAAAAGCTCTCAATGATTATGGAAAACGTATCTGAAATTCTTAACAAAGCCGAGGAAACATTATGACCCGCGCCCAAAAAATTGATGCCCTTTGTGGTGTACTGACTTGCCTGATCTGCGCCGGCATGTTCATGCTGGTGTTGCTGTAACCCTTTTGCGCTGGCTTATGGCTGGCGCATCTTTAATTCTGCTAGTTTCTTTTTGTACTCTGCTTTGATGCGCTTGGCATCTTCAATCGTAAAACGCGCCTCTGAATTGTCGCACTCAATGCGGTCAACTTCTGCCTGTCCTATCCTATTCAGCAATTCCCGCCTGTAGCTGATCAGGTTGCCTGATAGGTGGTTATTGCATGTGGCGCACTGGAGCCAGACCTGGCTTTCATCAAACCTGAGTTGCGGTGCAGCCTTGCGCGTCCTGTAGTGCCCAGCATGATACTGAATATCAAGCTTGTTTGTGCCGCACGAAATGCAACCCAGCCCATGATCTCTTGCCCTGATGTATTGATTGAAGGCTGTCTGAGCCTCTGTCAGCCATTCCGTCTTTGTCTTGATCTTGTCCTTGCGAGCCTTTGTTTGTGCTTTGCAAACTTTCTCGTGCTTTTTTTGTATCGCGAGTTTTCCAAACTCCAACGCACATTCCTCGCCGCAGCAACCGCGCTTCTGGTAAACAGTCTCTGACTTAGCAAAGCTCGGTATATGTATCTTGCAGGTGCGGCACTTTCTCACTCATCTGCCTCGCAATATACTGAATGCTGTTGCTGCCACGATTGGAACCTGTCCATTGCCAATGGCTTTAAGTCTGTCCACCCTAGAGGCCACCCCATCAGCCACTCTACCCACGGGGGATTTAACGCCCCAGATATGTCCGACACGCTCTGCCCAAGACTGATCTGTTTCCCCTTTTCTTTTCTCCGCAGGGTCGCAGGAGAACCAAGATTGCCACGATCCCTGTTGTCGCTGGCTTGTGGTGTCGGCCATTGCTTCATGTTGCTGACCTGATCTCTGAGGTTGCTGGATTTTTGCCGCCGTCCAGCAGCTACCTCTGCCTGCATTTTTTTGCTTTCGCAAAGCAGGTGATCCATAGTCGTTGGTGTGGCCCACAAGCCAGAACCTGTCTCGTTGATGGGGCGCTCCGCAGTCGGATGCTGAAACAATACACCACTGACAGTCATACCCCATCTTGGCAAGGTCACTGATGACCACGGCAGCTCCTCGTCCCACAAGCATTGGTGAGTTCTCCACGAACACGAGTCGAGGTCGTACTTCGCCGACAATTCGTGCCATTTCACGCCACATGCCTGACCTAGCTCCGTCCCTTCCTGC